TTGTTAGATATAGATTTCCACTTTCTTTTTGTGTCTTTGTTAAACATATCCATCTGTTTTTGTTTATTTGATTCTCTTGTAGTCCAACCCTTGTTTTGTTCCCAACCTCCTGTTTCTCCTATGATCTTCCAATTAACAGCTTTCAGAGAACTTCCTGATTCTTCTTGCAAGGTATAGGTAATCATTCTTTTACCACCCATTTGTTGCCATACACGCCAACATCTACCGTACAAGAAAGAGTTTGTGTTTTTTGGAGCGTTATCTTTTACGCATACCCTGGTTATTTCTGCAGTTAGTTCGTCATCTAATCTTCTTGATAATGGCCTACCAACTACTGCAACACCTACTATTTCATCTTCGTGTAGGGCAGCCAAACAATATCTACACCCCACAACAACGTCGTTATGGCGATGGAATTCTTTGATTATTTGGTTAGCTTTTTTAAGAGTTATAGGTTGTATTGTTAATGATTTCATACTCTTGTTCTATGACAAAAATGAAAAAAATAAAATAATCCTGAAACCCTTATGTTTATTGACTAAAACCGCGTCAGAGTCTTTTGACAAAAGTCTGACAATATTACATAAGTTCCTGGAGTGCGTTGATTATTGCCTTTTTTTCGTTATCCGGCAGTCTGACAAAGTTCTGTACTATGGTCATTACTGCGTCATTTATCTCTTGTTCTGTGTCTAAAATTACAGAATCTTTTACTTTTATCATCTTTTACCCCACTATAAAGGCGAGAGACTGCCATCTCAGGAGTGGGTTTGATCTGACAATCTCTCTTTTAGCGGATCAGATTGGTATATTCTGGTCCGTCATCAGTAGAAAATCATCACAATCAGACCTTGGATCTATAGATGGCTTTCCAAGTATCTCGTTATGAAAGTGTTGATAATTGTCTACTAATTCTGAAATATTTTCATAACCTTTTCTCCAGGCCAACTCAAAAGCGTCCTGTTTGTCAATCAATATATTCTTTAGTTTACTCATGTTATCCCTCATGTGTTTACTTATAGTAGCATTTTATTTTATAATGATATAGAATGCAAGTTAATGGATAACAAATTATATGGAGAAATACTATGGCTTTACCAATAGAAACAGTATCTAAGCCGGTGTCAGAGATGACCAACGCTGAGATGGAGATCATTCTTTTCGAGGCTCAAAAAATTACAAGAGACTTAAAGAGTGTCGTGAATGTAATCGTAGAAGAAACACAAAGGAGAAGAAATGAACGAATTACCTGAAATACTACAAGACAGGGATAGCGTTGTATTAGGCGACGCTTACTATCTAGAAGATATGCCAAACGATTTATATCACAATTGCCCTGGTCTATCGTCATCAACCGCAAGAAGATTCGCACAAAGCCAAGAACACGCTTTACACGAAGAAATGCTTGAATCTGCAGCTTTACGCTTTGGTACCGCCGCTCACGCCCTTATCGTAGAGGGAGAGGACGCATTTAACAAAGAAATAGCCTGTATAAACGGTTCTATGTACACCAAGGCCAACAAAGAACTCAAAGAAGATTACGAGAAAAGAGGCTATACCGTAATCTCTAAAGCAGACCGCGATACTATATTTGAAATGCGCGAGGCTTTGATACCGGAAGGAGACAAGCTACTACACCCAAACGAAGATGAGTTTCCTGGTGTATTTGGCAAACCGTATGAACGTGCTTTGTTCTGGTACGAAAAAGATCTACTACTAAAAGTTAAGGCAGATGTACTGCGTTATCCTTTGGACCCAACCTTTGACTCAAACTCAATCATACTTGTGGACTACAAGACCACTAGCGATTGTTCTGTGTACGGATTTACTAAATCGGTCAGGAACTATCAGTATGACTTACAAGCCGCTTGGTATAAGCGTGCTTTTGAGAGAGCGGGGTTTAAAGTAGAGGGTTTTTATTTTGTCGCCCAAGAGAAAAAGAAACCTTATGCCACCAAGATATTCAAGATGTCTGACAGAGATATGGAGTCTGGGTGGATATATTTGGAGGGTGTGCTTAGTCACTATCGTGGCGTCGTTATAGATGGCGATAAACCGTCTATATACAACTCACCTAATATTATTGAACTTAATTTAACTAATAAAGGAGAAACCAAATGAAACTTAATATAGGTAAAAAAAATCCTGGAAAAAGAAATTTCAATTTGAACATAAGAGTTTCAGCAACGACAAGAAAGAATTGGTCAGCCATTTTAAAAGCAAATCCAGAATACAAAAGTTGGGAGCTATTTGACTTAGCTATAGAGTCATTAATTAAAGAATACGGAACGAATGAAAGTTAATTTTCCAAGTAAGATTCATTTAGATGCTGCAAATTTTATTGTTTATCCAAAACAAAACTTTTATACAACACACGACATTAAGTTTTGGACTGGTGCTGATGGCAGTATTTGGGGAGCTTCTTTTTATAAAGAAAATGGAAAGATGTTGAGGAGAATTAATGCTGAAGAACTAGAACAAATATTTAATCACGCTAACAAAATGAATAAATTAATGCAGTCTACAAAAGAAGAGGTGGACGCATATTTTGAGAACGAATATACAGGAGCGCCCACCAAGTTCTAGTTTAACCTAAAGAAGGCTTCGAAGAAGTTTTTTCTGGTACCTTTGGAATAGGTATTTCTTCTTTATCAGCCACTTCGTAACCTAGTATTTTATTTTTAAAGCTAGGTTTTTCCTCGTCATTTTTGTCAACGTAAGTACCGTCTTCGTATTTTTCGAGGGTTACTTTCAAGATAGATCCTTTCAGATCTTCTATATTATTAGGGTAAGATTTCAACCCCAATTTCTTACAAAGTATAGAAAGATTACGTCTAGCAATCTCCTGCACTTCATCTTTAGGGTGCCAAAGATTAAAGTATTCTCTGTGGTCCCTATAGTTTCCGCCATCAACTTGAAACGTTATGACTGACATTTTATTGCCCGCCTTAGACGTCGTGTTTTCAGCTTCTACAATGACTGCTTCGTAATCACCCGAAGGCGCAGTCAAAGTACCGGCAGCGCTCTCGGACATTATCTGATCGCCGTCTTCAAAAAAGTCCATTCCATCAAAATCATTCATCAGCACCTCCTATTTCTTGTGTTTTATCTTGATTTTGTATTTTGTTGATAATATTTGTTATGTCCGGTACCTCAAAGTCATCCAAGGCGTTGCTTCTATCCTTAGCGACGTAGTTCTGCCCAGGGTTAGTTTGCAACCAAGAATTGCTTTCGGTTTGACCGTCCTCGTTAGTCTCTTCTACCTTTCTAATAGCAAAGACTTCATCAAAAAAGTAAGGTATTTGTTGGCCTAGCTGCTGTCCTACAAGGGCAGGCTCAAACATCCAAACACCATCATTATTAGATTTTTTTAGTTTGCAAAGAAACAAAACGTGCATTTTCAAATCTCTGTACGCTCTTAACAACTTAGTCATGCTTTCGTTCACATTACCGTATGCTGCTCTTGCGTCTTTATTGCGTCTCTTTTCTTCAGCTAACATAATTTCGGCTATTTCAGATACTGAATCTAAAACTACCGTATCGAATTCTAGTTCTCCTGCTTCAAGTTTTTTTCTAGCGTCCTCAACATCTTGAATACTTTGTACATTTAAAACCTTAACATCTTCCGCATTTGTGGTGGTGTCGCTTTTCCAATCTTTGATTGATAGCAATCCTGCCTCTGCATTTAATATTAAGACTTTGCCAGGACAAGTTATTGAGGTCCTAGTTTTACCGTTGCCGGTGTCCCCATAAATCAATATTTTCAATCCCTGATCCAGTATGGTATCAAAGGGATCCATAAGTACATTTTCAGCCATATTATTATCCTCTAATATTTATAAAATTGCTTTATTGTAATTTATAGATTACCATAAGTAAATAACTATTTTTCGGAGGAGTAACTTGGAAGCAAATAATAATGTAGAATGGTTAGCTAATTATTATTTTAGGACTAAACAATTAGCAACATTAGAACTTAAAACATTAGAGAAAAAAAATATAACACCAAAGATAAGAGACAGGAAAGTGGAACGCTATACATTACCACAATACATAAAATTTTTAGGACACGCTAAGGCAGCCGAATTATTTAACTGTTCTGTTTCTA